TATGGCACATTTCTACACAAGCTCCAAAAACCCAGAGTTCTTAAAAGATATTACTACCCCACACCAAGCCAACAAAAGAGGTCGTGCCTATCCTTCGGTGACGACTGTTCTTGGTATTGTTAAAGATGATTTTTTAGATAGTATATACACACCGAAAAAGCTAGTAGAACTAGCTAGAGAACACCCCAATGTTCATTACTCAATTTTAAAAGAATGGGTCTACGGATTTAGGGAGCATCCATTTACTGGAGAGATGATCTCAAGCTCAGAGTTCGGTACTGCAGTACACAAGAGAATAGAAGAGTGGCTACTAGATGGAGAAGGAGATGCTACTGCTTATGATGATTGGGCAAAACCTTTTATTGATTGGGTCAATGAAGAGGGAGTGCAAGTCGTTGACTGCGAGTACATTATATCAGATGCAAGATTCAAGATAGCTGGCAGTATTGACTTCATAGGTTTAGATAAAGATCAGAAGATATTTTTAGCTGATTACAAATGCCGAAGTTGTAAAGATGGTAAGGGTAAGTTCTACCCCAAGGATTGTAAGCAACTAGCTATTGAAAGCGTAATGCTTGCTAAGAGATTGAAGTTAGACTACTTCCCAAAGGTACGATCAGTTTGTATAGATACAAACACTGCCGATCATTATCACTACGAGTGGACTGACAACGAGTTCAATCATTACTTCGAGTGCGCAAAACTTTCAGCCAAAACTTATTGGCAAGAGAGAATGACTAAACCTAAAAAAAAATATGAAACTAATAATAAACAAAAAAGATTACGCAACAATTAAAGATGCCCTAGCGTTCAAAAGAGATACGTTAAAGGGTTCAAGTGATGAATTAATTCAACACTTTGAGATGATAAAAGATGTAATGAAGCACTTCCCATATTTAAAGTTCTTCAAGTACAAATTTGTATCTATTTTCACCGGCAAAGATAGAACCTCAGAAATATACAATCAATTCATTGATGTTATAAAGAGTACACAACCAGCTTTTGATAAGAGTGCTAAGATATATGACGACACCTTAGAAAAGATAACCAAGAATGAAGAATCCTAATCTTGATATTTATCTTGAAGGAGCAGACCCAGAGGCTATCCGCTTTGATGATTTAGACTACGCTATCGTAGGTACTGATCAAAATGGATTGCTGGTATACGATTACGATAGAATGATTAAGTATTTTATGTCCGAGCAAGATATGAAACTTGAAGAGGCTATTGAATGGATTGATTACAACGTTGTAGGAGTTATGGGGGGACAAGGATTTACCATCTTATACAGTAATGAAGAAATATGAGATATTATATAGGCATTTTGATATGCCACCAGAATATCGAGGATACACATTGAGGTGGGCTAAAGATAAAGCACAAGCTGTAAAGTACTTGTGTCCAGTTAAGCCCAGTAAAGATGGATACGGAACAACAAAGAAAGGAGCAAGGATACAGATACTAGAAGTAAATGAAGTACCTACCTCAGAATAAACTTGCAGAGTGGCGCAAGGATAATACCCCAAGTCAGTGTCCTTTACTGGAGTACAAGACTAAAAACTGGGCAGTAGACCACAATCACGACACCGGATTTGTCCGAGGAGTTGTATCATCAGAGGGTAATGTTTTCTTAGGTCGTATTGAAAACGCTTTCAAGCGATTATCAAAAGGTGCTAAGTCAGCATCATTATCTACGATACTAAGAAATATGGCTTCTTACATAGATAAAGGAGATACTACACTGCTACACCCAGAGGGGTATCGACAACTGTACAGAAGGTTTTTTTCTTTGAACAAAGAGATTCAGCTTGACATACTAAAAAAATTAGGAGTTAATAGGCAGCAACTCTCGGAAAGCAAAAATGCAAAAGAGAGGACTAACTTATACAAAAAGATAATTAAAAAATGAGTAAAGAAATACTACAAAGAATCCAATGCGAATTGGTAGCTCCAAAGGGGCAAACAAATAAGTTCGGCGGGTACAAATATAGATCCGCCGAAGATATACTAGAAGCTGTAAAGCCTCTATTGAGAAAATATAACGCTGCACTAACAATCCACGATGAGATCATCGAAGTGGGTGGCGCCGCAAGGGTTTATGTAAGAGCCATTGCGTCCTTGTTTGATGCAAGCTCTGGAGCTTTGGTGGCTAACAGTGCGGCATTGGCAAGAGAAGCTATGATGAAGAAAGGTATGGACGAGGCTCAGATAACTGGGTCAGCAAGTTCTTACGCACGAAAGTACGCACTCAATGGTTTATTCGCTATTGATGATACAAAGGATGCGGATGCCACTAACACTCACGGAAAAGAAATATCTAAAACAACTAGTAAACCAAAGTCAAAGGCAGTTCAAAAAACGGACGCATTTGATGATATGATGTAAAATTATGACACAATACGATAATAATAACAGAGGCGCACTGTTCAAAAACGATAAACAAAAAGAGTCACAACCGGACTTTCGTGGTCCGATCAATGTAGATGGTAAAGATTACCAACTATCAGCTTGGCTCAAAACTAGCGACAAAGCCGGCAAGTACTTCTCTATCGCTGTATCTGAGAAGCAAGAAGGTAAGTCACAATCATCTAACGACTCAGCTCCTTTTTAATGGAAGAGTTACCAGATTCTGGATCAAGAACTGCCTTCGATACGGGGGCAGTTCGGGATTCTATGAGAGGCAAAGGATTGCCTAGTATGATACCGACTTGTGCTATAATGTCTATGGCTAAACGCTTTGAAGATGGTGCAAGTAAATACGGACCGGATAACTGGAGAAAGGGTATACCCACCTCTAGATATTGCGACGCCGCCTATAGGCACTTGATGCAGTGCAGAGATGGCGACACCTCCGAAGATCACTTCGGGGCAGTACTCTGGAATATAGCTTGTTGGATGTGGACACTTAAAGCCATATCTAAGAAGAAGTTACCAAAAGAACTAGATGATATACAACGTTTGGATTAGACTTAAATGATATGATTATACTCTATGACTAACAAACTTCTTGACAATCTATACGACGGAGTTGACCTTGCTTTACATCTACAAAACGAGGCAACTGAAAACAAAATTGACAGCGAAAAAAGAAACCACCTAAGGTACTTAGGACAGTGCCTAAGAGTGATGAAAGAACAAATAGATGATGGAAGAAAACAACTTGAAGATACCCCAGAATGTCGATGCTGAAGAGCGAATACTTGCACAATGCTTAGAAGGAGATAAAAGTGATTTTTACGATAGCATCTCCCACAAAATACAACCAGAGGATTTCTCCCTATATAAACACAATCTGACGTTTAAGTGCATTGCTTCACTTGCGCAGAGAGGGCTACCATTATCTGAGATTTCATTAGTGGAGGAGCTTAAAAGCTCCTCTGCTTTTGATGAGGTCGGAGGTATGGACTTAGTTGTAACTTTACTTGATAAAAGCACTAGTCCTTTAGAGGCACAGAATTTAGTAAATATAGTCAAAGACAAGTCCAACCTTAGAAGAATGATCAGAGCTTTTAGGATTGGTCTAGAGCAAGCTGAGGATGAGTCCGAGTCGCCGGAAAGCATTAGAGCTAGTGTTGAAAAGAAACTCATTGAACTAGACTCTGACAGTAAATTAGATATGAGCCTATCTAGCTCTGTCGAACAGCTTATGATACAGTTCGAGGAGCAGATGAAGGGCGAGTACAAAGAGGACGTAATCAAGACTCATATAGATCACCTAGATGAGAAGCTTGGTAACAATGGTATTGGTGCTGGAGAGGTAGTGGTTATCGCCGCTCCTACATCTTGTGGTAAATCTCAACTCGCTCTCAATATAGCTACCAGAGCTGCTGTCTTAGGGGGCGCTGGGTGCGGCATATTTAGCCTAGAAATGCCTCAAATGCAAGTGGCTAAGAGAATCATCACCCTCAAGTCCGGAATCAATTTAAAGCGCATTAAAGACCGCGTAGCAAAGGAATCTGATATGGAGTCAGTACGAGAAGGATGCGAGGCTATCAAGTCCTTACCTATGTATAGTATACATTCCATCAAGAATATTGGAGAGCTTTGCTCACACGCTAGGACAATGGTTCGTAGACATAATGTAAAGCTTTTGGTTATTGACTACTTACAACTGATACCATTTCAAAACAAAACGATGTCTAAGAATGATGCCGTTGCAGATATTTCACACACGATTAAACAGTTAGCACTTGAACTCAATGTAGGCGTACTGCTACTCAGCCAAGTAAATAGAGAAGGAGCTCGCCGAGAGGGTGGCTTGGCTATTTACGATCTCAAAGACTCCGGTGACATCGAGAACGATGCAGATGTCATTATACTTATGTGGACAGAAGAAAATGATATGGAGCTATCAAAAGCAGTTGACGGGAACGGAACCTATGTTAAATTGAAATACAACATAGCAAAAAATAGAGAAGGTGAACGAGACGTAAAAGGTAAGTTCAAGTTCTACAATCATAAAGGTTTATTCGTATAATTTGACATAGGTAGTCCGGCTATTAAGATGCTGGTGGGTCCTAATCATTGCCCTTTCGCCACCTATGTCACTACTTTATGAAATCCAAAGAAAGAGCAGTCGCAAGAGGACTCGAAAAACTCTACCCTAAACTTGGTACTCTGGAAGAACCAGAGGATCAATACAGTCCATTCGATTTCGAGTGCAAGAAATACATTATTGAAGTGAAGTGCAGATCTCAAGTCTGGGATCCGTGGTTTATAGAAGGTATCAAGTACGATTCAAATATTGATATATCGAAAAAAATCAAAAAAGATTTTATTTTCTTGACGGAAGTTAATAGAAATGCTTATGTATACAACATCAGCAGAATGACTAGAAATAATTACAACTTCAACTGGAGTAATAAATTGTTGCCGAACTCTACTGAATTTAATAAAACAAAAATGATAGAAAAACCAGTCGGGTACTTACCCATTAAAGACGCAAAAGTAATAAAGATATGAACAGTAATTTAGAACGAATACAAACTCGAATAAATATGATTCGAGAGGAGTCCAGAACAATATCTTATAGAATAGAAGCTCTTGAAGAAAGAAGAAAAGAACTCCAAGCCCAAAAGAAAAAACTAAAGACTTTGCTATGATGTAGTCAGCATATATATATAACCATTATCTAGCCCTCACCGAAAGGTGGGGGTTATTTATTTTCTGCCTTCTGTTCTGGCTTCTCTTTCTGCTTCTTGTAGTATTTCTAAATCCACTAATCTAGAACCCACTGGAGAAAGCATATAGTTTCTTAAAACTCTTGCGGGTGTTTTCTTTCTTAAGTCAAATCTAAGAAGCTCTTGCATCAATTTAGGATCTTCCATAGCGTCTATCAACAAAGCCTTAGCTGTATCGGCATTGAGGTTATTTAAGAATTTTTGCGCAGCGGACGAACCAATACTAGCGGACTGAATTGAACCGCCGGCAGTACCAGATAATTTAGCACCAGCCTTAGCGCCCAATATAGCAGCAATTTTTTCAATCACATATCCGGGTTTGTCGTCAATTATAGCACCCAGTGGTTTTGAGGATGAAAGTTTTTGAACATCTCCGATTAACTTAACGTTTCTAGTTAAGCCAGCCATTTCTTTACCGTCGAAAACTTTACTTAATGTATTGTTAAAGCTTCTATCTAGTAGTAATGCTCTAAGCTGTATTCCATCTATAACTGGCTTTCCATTTATGTCCGTTCTGGTTCCTATATTTACTAAATGCTCAGACAAAGCCGCCTTTAGTCCTTTTAAGGCTTCTCCACTTTTATCTCTATTTACAGCATTTACTAACAACTGCATCTGGGACTCCGGATCAGCCGAAGACATTACTCTTGATACAACCTTGGAAATATCTTCGTCCATTAAAGAAGATGTTATAGACTTAGAAGGTTTATCAAAGGCTTTTCTAAAAGCTTGACCTTTCTTGATAACTCGGCGTTGTACATCCTCTAAACTTTCTGCTACGGAAAGTTGTTGTTTTGTACTTGGTACTAATTCTAGTATCTCTTCGTTTCTTTGTAAGAATGAATTGTACTTTGATTTATCTACACGACCGGTTTCTCTATTTATTACGTTTTGTCTAAAGTCAGCCTTGAGGTAATCTGATATTCCTTCTAGAGCCGTTGGATCATCTGAAGCCTCTATTAACTGCTGTACATTAAGTCGACCCTTGACTTTTCCGGAACCTATTAGGCTAGGTATAGTGAGCTCTGTTGCTACAGCTTCACCACCTTCTCTAGCGAAACCAAGTACTTTTCCTACCGCACCCCTTGAGAATTTTTCATTTAGAGTTTTACTAAAAGCCCTAGCTTCTTTTAACTCTGCTCCCCCACCATTGAATCCGTTCAAGTCTTTTAATATAGATGCTCTAAGGTTTTCGGCGATTCTAGCTTTGTTAAACTGTCCATTAGCTCTTGCTAGAGTTGCTTCCTCTCCTAATTTTTTATAAACACCATCAAGTTCTCTTATTGTAGTAAATTTTGTTTTTGGTTTTACTACACCCGGAATAGGATTTCCGAATTGATCCAATAAAGTTGGTTGAGCGCTAGGCTTAGTATCAAATCCTTTTAGAAAAACATTAGCTACAGTAGGCACGTCGTCCTTTTGTGCACTTGCTAAATTTTTTACTATAGAGTTATAGGCTTTAGTAAAGTTGTTTATACTTCCCTTAGCCTCATTAGGTATAGCGCCCCATAGTTCTGCCTCTTGTTTTCTAGCTGATGTTAAAGAATCTTCTAATGCTGTTCTAACAATTTTATTAGCTTCAGTCTTTGTAGCCATAGGATCAAGACCCATAGTATCTAAATCATCGAGAGCTTGTCTAGCGTTGTCAGCTGCCTCTTCTATCTTAATATCAAGTGATTTACTTAGTCTTTCAAATCTATTTTTAGTAACAGCGCGTGGACCGCTTTTATTAGCAGATACTAGTATTTTATTTGTTAAATCGTCAATAAGGTTAGCTCTGTTGATTGAAACATTTTGTCTTACTGGACCAGTTGCTGCCCCCAGTACCGCTTGCTCTAGTGCTAGTAGGTCGGGCTCTTCGGTCATAGCAGCCGGAGATAAACCAGTGCCCTCTTTAGTGTCTATTCTTTTTGCGGCTTTACCCGGAGAACCAGCAAGATTTTGAAGTCTAGTAGCTGCTCTTTTTTTAGCTTCACTTGGTAGAAATCCTTTTAAAGCCTCTAAGCCAATTTTCGTTGGGCTAACAGCAGTAGCTACACTTGGAAAAGCCGCAGCTGCCATTTCCCCTACGGGTCCTAATTCTGACTCTCTTGCTCCAGCTATAAAAGGTACAGCTGCTGATTCAACCGCTAGAGACTGTAAAGGCTTTTTCGTAATAGCCTCATACATAGGTTTAGCTACGGCTCCTACAGCTCCTTTTGCTCCCTTAAAAGCTTTTGATAATGCACCGCCGGGAGCAGCAAAACTTAATATTTCACCAGCAACTTCACCCATCGTTTCTGTGAATGTTTCGGGCTCTGCGTCTGCTGGAGCTGCAATACCTCTCTCTTCAAAGAATTTTTGAACGTCTTCAGAACCTCCCGGAATGTTCCCGTAAGGTAAGAAAAAGTTAGTTATATCTACTGGAGCCCCATATAGTCCAGATAACTCTCTATTCAAGAAAGGCATAAATCCGGATGGAGCGTACTTTTCTTCTTTTTTATCGAAGACGTTTTCTCCGCGCATTTTTTTAATTTCACGGGCTAGTGATATAGCATCATTTTTAGCATCAAGGTCGCCGCTTTCAGCTAATCTATCCGCGTTTATTAATGCTCTTTCTAATTGTTCTAAAGTAGCCATTAAAGATTACCGTATTTATCTACAAGGGATTGAATATCTCTGGAAGCAGCAGAATCAATCTGTGGATTTACCCCTAAAATACGTTTGAAGTTAAGTAAATCAGTTCTAAGTCTACGAGCTTCATTAACGTCATCTACATTTGAGTACTGATCTGATATAACTTCTTCTAGGAAACCTATTCTTTCTCCAACAGTTCTGTCTATACTGATGATTTTGTTTCTGAGTGTCTTAACATCTTTAAATGCGCTAGGCTCTATATCAAACTCTTTGTCTAGCATTTCCATTTCTGTCGCTAGAACTTTAGAGCTAGTTCTTAAAGCTTTTCTCATTTGACTCGCTGCACTATTAAATGTTTGCTTCTTCTGTATGAGCTCATCACTGGCTACATCAAATCCGAGTTGACCAGTTACACCTTGTAGTGCAGCTGTAAGGGTAGGAACAATACCAGTAGTCCCTTCGGCTATTTGATATAAATTAGTAGATGCTATTGGAGCTCCTCCTCCGGGATTTAACTTCTTTGAAGTCATAGACTTCATAAAATCTTCACTTAATGCAGTCGGTGTTATCTCATTAGTTCTCATATCAACTACAGAGGATCTCCCACTAGTTGGATCGGTAACCACTTTAAGTGCTCCATCTACTACACCAATAGCTTGATTTCTAGTCATACCAACTTCTTGAAGGCGCTCAATCTGTAACTCTTTTGCGCTCTTTGGCTTGTTTTGTATTTTAGCCATTTCTAAATCGTACTGCTTTTGAACACGATTAGCCTCAGCGTCAGATTCTTGTTGGAACTTGTACGCTTCTAGAACCATTGGGTTTTTCAAAATATCCTTAGCTAAAGCTGGGTTATCAACACCAAGAATTTCTTGTATATTCTTGATACTAATCTTATCCTCCATTTGCTTCTTCTTCTTTTTATTGAACTCATCAATAGCGTCCACAACACTTTTATTGAGGTCTGCTCGAGCTTTCTCTCTTACTTGTGCAGCTTGTATCAAAGGCTGCATATTAATCATTTGAAGTCTAGGATCTATAGTTGTGCTTCTTGCTAACATCGTAAAATTTATTAAGGATTATCTAAAAAGTCTGAAAGGCTACCCTCTGCGTATTCAAAATCATCTAACGGGTTTGTTAATAATGAGTCAACGTAATCTTGACCAAATGCACCACCACCAGAAGGTGTGGTTGTACCCCCGAAAATATTAGTGGTAGTTACTGGTGCTGGGTTGAAAGCTGACCCGGATGAACTAGGCTCTGTACCGAAATCCATTTGACCCAATATATTGGCTAAACCTAAAATATTTGTATTGGCTCTATCTGCGGCTCCAGCGGACTGCACTGCTGATATAGCAGATTTTCCACTTAATATATTTGCTTGGTTAGCATCAATTCCCATACCGACATTTACCGCTTGTCCCGGATCTGTCATAATAGGTCCCGGAGTCATACCAAATATACTAGAGTATAGATTTCTTGCTGGGGCTGATTCCCCGAAGAAAATTTGAGATGGGTCAACAGAACCAGCAGATGCTGCATCAAAGGTAGTTCTGAAGTCCTCTCGACCCTCACCTCTTTCAGCCCTTGCTTCTTCTCTAGCTTGAGTTCCTAATAAAGCGTTTAATCTAGCGTTATCTAATGCAAAGCGTCCAGCCTTATCTGCTTGGGAAATACCTAGTTCATCTATAGCAAGTCCTAAAGCTCCTCCAAGTCTACCCTTTTCTAAATTAAGTTTCTGAGCTATCTCTTCTTTGGATATACCTAACTTAGCAGCAGCTTCAGCAGCTGTTAAATCCAACTGAGATGCTACGGTCTCTGCATTTAATCCTAACTTAGCCGCTATCTCAGCTTGTGATAATCCTAATGTAGATAACTTAGACTCCTTATCTAATCCTAGTCTAGTAGCTATTTCTTCTTGTGATATTCCAAGTTTTGCAGCAGCTTCAGCGGCAGTTAAGTCCAATCTAGTTGCCGCTTCTTCAGCAGTAAGTCCTAATCTAGCAGCAATCTCTGCTTGAGAAAGTCCTAAATCCGCAAGCTTTGATTCTTTAGTTAAATCAAGTTGTGCTTTTGTTCTGCGTTGTAGTGCATCAAGTTGCTCTTGGGACAAACCGGTCTGAGCACCTAACTTAGCTCTATCAATAGCAGATTGGAAAGAGGCTATTATTTCTTGTGCACTTAGTCCTCTTCGAGCTCTTGCTTCTTGTGCGGCTGCACCTACTGATCCCAAGGCTCTTAATCTTGCCGCTGCTGCTCTATCTTGCCTATTTTGTACTTGATCTTCCCTACTTAGTGCTGCCCTAGCAATAGCTGAAGCATCAGTGGTTCTACCTAAAGCAAGTCCTTGTTGTAATGCAGCTTGTTCTGCATTTCTTATAGCTTCAAAGCTTAATGGACCCATAGCCTCTGCTGATAAACGTTTAGCTTCATCTATCTCCATTTGAGCTAACTCAGCTAATCTAGGATCTTCTTGTATAGCAGCGAATGTAATAGGATCCAAGTCTCTAATATCTTGTAAGAACTCATCGCTTACACTAGTGTCTACACCTAATTCATCAAAAGTTAAGTCTTGTAAATTTTGAAAATCTAAATCCGTAACTCCACTTAAATCAAAGTCTCGTAATCCACTTGTATCAAAGTCGCTTACTGGGCTAATATCTACACCTCTGACTCCTTCTGTGTCAATACCTTCCAGTCCACTAAAGTCTTGGTCCGTTACTCCACTAAGGTCAAATCCTCTTAGACCAGAAGTATCAAAGTCAGTCAAGGCACTTAAATCAAAGTCTAATATTCCGGAAGCATCAACATCAGCGATAGTATCTAAGAAAGGTGTAGCACTATCTGTGCTCGCTGTTTTTAAAGCCTCCATAGATAATCCAGCGGACTCAAGTGCTGAAGTCAACCCTTGATCGAACTCAGCCGCAGCTGCCAAACGTTCTTCTGAACGAGCTTCTGTGTTAGCTATTGATTCATTGAATCTATTTATTTGGTCATTAACTAATTGTGCTATCTGAGGATCTTGTAAAGCTTCTCTAAACTCCGGTCCTAGCTCTTGTATTCTAGATAGGGTATTTTCAGTAATTTGTTGTTGTACATCAAGTAAACCACCTTCTCCTTGAATTATACCAGTTGCATAATCTTTTAATAAGTCTATACCTTGTGGTAAAATTCTACCCTCAGCATCGAAGATTGTATCTAAATTCTCTTGTGAGTACAATCCTCCCGGTCCATAAGCTTCTGTAATAATTTGCCCCGGATCTCTGATTGCATTAATTGCTTGGTTTGAGAAATTTTCAGATTGATCTGCGAAATCTCCTACATCGTCAACAGCTTTTGCTCCAGCAATCCCAGTTCCTATTGCACTTGCAGCATCTACGATTCCAGAAATTTGTTCGTAATTTTTATACGCATCTAATAAGTTACCATCTTTGATATTTCCTATGAATTCACCAGCTGCATTCACTACATTACCAGCCATATCTGCAATTGTACCTATTTTTCCGCCAGCGAACTCAACGACATCACCGATAACCTCTCCGATACTTCTGTCATCTACGAAACCTCCACCACCAGTAACTACATCCTCTACAAAGTCAGCACCGGCTCCTAAAACATCTCCGACGACATCAACACCACCGCCTACTACATCTCCTACTACTTCTCCAACGTTTCCAAATCCTTCTGAGACTCCTCCTACTACATCTCCGACGACATCAGCTCCAGCTCCAAGAACATCTCCAACTACATCGACTCCGCCGCCTAGGACATCTCCTACGACGTCAGCACCGGTTGTAACAACGTCTCCAACTCCAGTTGCTATATCTCCGACAAAATCTACACCACCGCTTATAACGTCTCCGACTACATCGGCTCCACCAGTTACTACATCTGTCGCAATATCTGCTACGTTTCCAAGAACTTCACCACCAGCACCTAAAATATTACCAGCTACATCTACTGCTTCACCTCCTACGGCGCTTACTACTTCTCCTACTCCACTAGCTAATCCACCTACTACATCTCCAGCACCACTAGCTAATCCACCTACAACATCTGCACCAGCACCTAAAATATTACCGGCTACATCTGCACCAGCTCCTATAGCGCTACCAACTCCTTTTGCAACAGTACCAGCACCTTTAGCTAAAGCTCCAGCACCCGCTGCTGCCGCAGAGCCTACGCCACTTGCTACTGAACCTACGGCACTCGCCGCTGCGCCTACCGCAGAACCCACAGCTCCCGCTGCTGCTCCCGCTCCCGCTGCTACCGCTGAACCTACTGCTCCTACAGCTGCTGCTGCACCACTTGCTATTGCACCTATTGCTGATAATACTGCCATTATAGTTCCTTGATATATCCGGTTTCAATCTTAGTAAAACCTAGTCTTTCATAAAATTTTTTAATCTTTTGTGGCATAGAGTTCTCGAGGTGTACCATTACAAAACGCTCGGACCCTACAGAATTTGCATAATCTTCAGCAGCCTTAAATAAACGTACTCCACTACCTCTTTTTTTTTCATCTATGTACCAAAATGCTTCTTGTGTAATCGGAGCTCCGTCTTCAAGGGCTGGACAATTTACTACTCCTATTCCTCCAATTATTTTATCATCTTCCCAAAGTCCGAATATTTTACCAAAACCTTGTGAAATTAAATCACTCCATCTAGACGCAAAAGAATTTACTACATCCTCGGGCTTCTTTTTTCCTTCAAATGGTAGTTTATTGTAAAACGGCATTAATGCTTCCGCCATTTCTTCTAATTGGTCGTATGCTTCAACTGATTGTATCATTATGGTAATTTTGTAATTTTAATTATACCAGCACCTTCCCACGTACTAGAAGATGATAAATTGTCATTAGTAGTGTGTACAGTTAAAGTATGTTCGGATGTATTTCCTACTATGTAGACAAAGCTTAATGTTCCCCAAGGACCAGCATTGGTAGTTAAGGTTTGATTATTACCAGCAAAATCTTTAATTTTTACTAAACCTCCGGATCCACCGGTATTGGTAGTCGCAGTCAATTCATTAAATGTGCTTCCGTCTGAAGTTTTTGTTAATTGAAAACCATAACTTCTATTACTGGCTGTATCGTTATCATCTATACCTCCAGTAAATTCAACTAAATATGTACCAGTTGCACTAAAACTAAAAATGTTTGGTCGGTCTATACCGCTACTCCCAGTGCCCCAAGATCCTAAATTTGTAGTTCCAGCTAAATTTGCACTCCAATTTAACCAAGTTACACGATTTTCACCGTTTCTTGCGTCTACTGTTCTGTAAAGATTATATCCTCCACTTCCTCCAGAATTAGCATCAACGTAAGCTTTAATGCTCTGTTGAGTAGCTAAAGATGTATTACTATCTGAAGTCATATCGTCCTCATCTAAAATGGATACCTCTTGAGGAGACGTAGCACTACCAGAAGTATTACCCAAAGCCTTCATATTAGCTACGTTCTCTATCTTAGCTTTGGTAACATTTGAATTTAAAATTTTTGCAGTAGTTACACCATCTGATGCAATTTGTAATTGTCCGGTTGAACTAGAAACCTCTAATCCACCATCGGAAACGCAAGTTCCGTTACCACTATTTGCAACAGCAACACCGCTTGTATTTACAAATTTAGCGGCATCTACTAAGTTATCTAATTTAGTAGAAGTTACTTGTTCATTAGACGAAAAATCTTGTCCTTTACTTAAAACAGCCATAATAAATATTTAATACTATTGTACACTACTTGTCGAGCGCTTAGTTTCTGAACCGGCGACCTTTAGAGATCTCAATCTTGGTCTGCCGATTGTTTTTGCTAAAGTTAGTTGAAATCCGTATCCGCGTTGATTACCTATACGACCCCTAATCGAAACATCCTCGTCAGCACTGATTGTAGATCCCAATATTTCTGATGCTGATTTTAAGTCTAGGGTAGCATCTATATTCTCTGTAACTCCAGTTAAATTAAAATCACAAGAGCTACCTAATCCGGCTTGAGCTTGAATCTCGAAGTTATTCCATTTTTTTCTGTCTATTGAGTTCAGTGTAAACATACGAGTTGTACAAGATGATGTAATCGGAGAACTAGTTAAGCTTCCTCCTACTACAGATATAATCGAATCATTTCCGGAATCAGTTGCATCCAAGCGGTGAATCGCACCGGATTTATTCACTACATAAACGCCTTTCTTACTTCCCTTCCCTCCTACTATTAAGTTTATGTACTCAAAGTTAGAATCCGTTACACTGTCAACAGATTCCCAAGCTTTGTTAATAAAATTATAAATTAGGATTGCATTATTTTCCGTAGCTTCAGTTGTATCAGAATCTAAAGGAACCGCTAAATAGTAACGATTGTCGAAGTATACTCCTACTGCTTTGTGCGCATTTGCTTTATTTATGCGTTGCATCGTTGGGTCAATACTTTGAGATAGTGGTAATTCAGTACCTCTAAGGTTGTATCTATCAACGAAAGTCAATCCGTAGACACCATTGTCGGATAAAAATATAATCGAGTTTCCTACTTGTATTACAGAGTTTCTGGCTATAAGACCGACTTCATCTGTTAATAATTGCACTGAAGAGGTTTTTAAATCTGTACTAGAAGATACTTGGTGTATACTATTTCTATTAAATACCACAAGCTTATCTTCTGCAAAGGACAACATACCTACGTTAAAATCAGCCATACCAGCATTGAACCTAAATTGACCGAATACTCTATCGTAAGTATTTGAGTCCAATATATCCGAAAATAAAACTTCATCGAATATTTTACGGTCCGTAAAACTATTTGCACTAGCATCTACAGAATATCTGAATGGAACCGCCAATCGTCTCTGGTGGTAGACTCCGTACTTGGGCGCCGGCATATGAGTAAATCCTAACCCTTGAGATATAGATCTTTGTATCTCACAATTTTTATTTGTATCGTCATCTTTGTCGGTAATAAAAGTAAAAGTAGTACTACTAGGAATTGACTGCACAGTAACAATGTCCCCTACTGTGTATCCGGAAGATCCAGCAACTGTAATCTTAAGTTCTGCCCCGACCGATAGGGTTGAAACAGCAGTGGTGGAGGCGGTAGCGGTAGCTATACCTCCAGCATAATCTAAGTCCGTAACTGCATAAGATATTGGTTGTGAAAATGT